TTAACTTTTAATATGTCAGTATGATTATAATCACTATTAAAATCGTGTTCAATTAGAATTGCTCTGAGTCCTAAGTTTGCGCCACATTCGGCGTTAAGAGGTTTATCTTCAACCCAGATACATCCACTATCTTTATAAGGTAATAGACCTTCGTCTTTATCAGCTCCACAGTCTAAACAGATTAGTTCTTCAAACACACCTTTACCAAATAATCTTTCAAGATTTTCCATTCTTGCTTTCTTGGCGTATTCATCTTTTGATAAAGAAGTAATACAATGAAATATGTATCCTTCACTATGTAGCTTTTTAACGTATTTGATAGCATCACCTAACGAAGGTAGGAATCCAATCCTAGCTGATTCATTAAACTGTCTAACAAGCATTCTTGATTCAGATTTTGTAATATGAAAAGTGGCAGCGACATCGTAGACGCCTTCTGTCATTACTTCGAGTCCATTACTTTCTGCCATCCACTTATAGAATGCGTATTTCCAATCAAGGAGAACACCATCGCAATCTACGAGGATTAGTTTGTCTTTTCTGTGGTCCATATTATTCCTGTTCTTTATTAATTTATAGTACCATTATACAACAGTTTATACTGAATGTCAACAACTTTATGAAAGAAAAGTTCTTTTATTAGACAATTTATGCTTTTGGAGGTCTTTCCTTGCCTGATTCTTCTTTTTCTTCTGTTGTTGATCTTGTTTCTTAAAATCTTGCCAGTCTTCAGAATGGACGGTTGATTTGCTCCGCCGAGGCATGTGCATTTCCTTTTACTTAAAGTTAAGTGGATCTGTGAATAGTGTTGGAAAAGCCGATTCCAATGTTTTCTTTGTAAGTCCTTTAATTGGAGTATGCGAAATCATATTCTCTGATAACATATTTGCATCTGGAATGTATAGGTCTTCAAGTAATTGAATAAACAATGCTTCTCTTCTATTCGTATTAAGGGCGTCGTATCCACCACCTAAAAAGAAAATTCTCAAACGTCTTGCTTCTCTATATAACAAAGTTTCAAGATCAACGAGCTCATTCTCTTTGAATGGTGGTTTACTATCAGGTACTAAGAACTCGATATCTTCATCGTAAATTAAACGAAGAACTTGTCTTAATGGTATAGTGTCGTGTTTTTGTAAGTGCTCGACTTTTCCTTTTACACTTTTTTCTTTTGCAGATGTATTGATTATATCTGCGATTGCTATTCTTAACATATTAAAAATCCTGTATATCACCAATCAAATTTTTCAACTTTTGTTTAATGAAGTAATTGAATAAGTGAGACCTTCCCACCTCTTCTTGGTTATTATATTCCTCAAGAATATTATCAACAAACTCCTGAGGTATCATCGTAAGATCAATCATTTGTTTATTACGATTGAACCTTAATTTTGTTTCTTCGTCCATTGCGCTTGGATCTTTACTGTATAATTCAATACGCTTCTTAGTCATTGGTTTTTGTCTTTCACCAATAGCAAGACAATTATCAGGACTTAGTATGTTTGGTACACCATCACCAGTGTCACCACGAAGAACGTGTTCTGTTATATATTGTTGAGGATTTGCATGACTTACCCACTTCTTAAGGACGGGATTGTATTGGTCAACATTTGCGAATCTTTGTAATTGAATAAAGTCCTTATCACCAGAGAGAACAAGAATCTTTTCAGCTCCTGTATTCAATTCAGTACCATGTTCCATACAGAGGGTTGCGATAATATCATCAGCTTCACAACGATCAACATAGACTACCTTGTAAGGAAAGAACTCTTCAATTTCTTTACGTATTTGGTGAATGATATCAAACAAAGCATGCCAATCGAGTTCAGAATCATCTCTGTTCTTTTTACGATTTGCTTTATAGTATGGATAGTAATCCTTTCTCCATACGTTTGTGTTATCAGCGCAGATTACGATTTCGCCGTATTCTTTCGAAAACTTCTTGCGATTGAATCTTATTGAATTGAGGAACATGTGACGAAGCAGATTTTCATCAACTTCCATGTTTGTGTGATTACCAATACCTGCGAAAAGACTCGCGAGCATAACTTGGTTATAGTCAACTAATATCATAATTTATCCATTATTTAAATTTACAGATTATATTATATCAAACATCTTCGTCAATGTCAATGGTTTCTTCTAAATTCTTTTTTAATCCACCAGATATACGATCTTCCTCAGCATCCACGATAACATTGTTTGCAGCATATGCTTGTAACTGGTGTTCTTCGTTCATTGTTTGTAGATGTAAAGAACGAATGGCTTCGAAGATTAATATCATAGATGGAAAGTATTCTTCCATGTTTTCTTCAAAGTCGCATCCTGCTCTTGCCATCTCACCTAGTACGTTTTCCCAAATAATTTCTGCAAGTTCACTCGAATAAGATTCTTTGTATTCGCGAATCCTTTCGCCAACACTTACCTCATTAATAGGTGGATTAGAATGTATAGCGGGAAACGGTATTAATTTACCCTTCGACTTGGTAGGCATCTCCAATATTCCTTAGTAGAGTGTTCCACATTGTGGAAAATGATTGTATGTTGTTTCTTGCCAAATTAAATCTATCAGAGAAGGTAAATCCATTAAAGTAATTAGGATCGTTCTCCATCGCTATTAGAATTTGTTTTGCTACTGAAAACGCATAATTTGCGTGATGATTCATATCTTCATTCCAATCATACATAATGGTTGCATTAGCACCAGTCTCTGGTAAAGCACCATAGTTTGGATGAATACAAATCATTTGAGATTTAATGGCTTCGAGTAATGCAATACAAGATGTCTCTTTCCATATATTAGGATATAAGAAAATATGAGATTTCTTTAATGCTACTAATACTTCATCATTTGATTTAACACCATGATAAGTCATATTAGGATGTTGCTCAATCTGTTCATATAATGGTTTATATGCTTCGTCTCGATTTTTCCAACCATAAATTTCAAATCCTGAATAGACATCAAGATGGATATTTTTGAATTCTTTTGCTAACGAAGCAAAGATTGGTACAAGTAATTCTAAACCACGGTGAGGAGTTGTATGATATACGAAACGAATTGTTTCCATATCTTTTTCCTCTGGGTCATACTTAACTTCAACAGCATTATGAATAACAGAACATTTACCATAAGGTATACCGAACCTCATAATGTACTGATCTCTTTGCCACGCTGTCACAAAGACAAAGTGATGAAACTTCTGCCAGCCTTCATCTTTTAAAATTTGATTTTCTGGATCTTCCGATAGATCATGACACCAAAAGATATTTGGTACATCATCATATAATTCTCTTGGTCTCGATAAATGGATAGCAACCTTTTCAAGTACTTCCGCGTCCATGTTATCAATCAATCGTTGTCTCATCATTTCACTTCCGCCTTTTGAATTGGCAGACAGTTCTGAATCAATCACTACACCTTTATAAATGCAACTCATTTTATTTCTCCATTATTTTACTTGAGGGCATGAGCCTCATTAATTTCATTGTATACGTCAGTAAGAGCAGAATGAAACGCACCTACTGAACCATTGTTATGTATTCTATATGTAGCAATATCCATCTCTTCATTAAGGACGTATGCTTTATCAACCGCAGTAGCTCCATTAATAGTATATTCTTTAATTAGATTACCATTAAAGTACTTTCTTGAATCTGTTGAATAGTCATGTCCTTCTCGAGTTAATTGAACAATGACAACGTTTTCTTTGCCAACTTTTTGAACGATAGGTTCAAGTTCTTCAACAAAGCCACCATCTGCTAATGCATAGTTATTGCCTTCGAATATTTCGTTAGCAACTGATTGTCCAAAGTAATCCAAACCTTTCTTTGGTTTAATAATATTCTCAGATACATGAATCATTGCTTCACGTCTTGACATATCGTTTAGAGCAAACTCTTTCTTTTCTTTCAGTTCTCTATTGTTATATCCTTCCATGAACCATCTTTCATCAACATCAAAGTGTTTAATAGTTTCTTTAAATAATTGATACTTAAAACTGAGGTTCCCAAATCCAAAGGTTTCTTTGAATAAGCTTGCTGCTTCATCTTTTCCTGAAGCTGGA